GTGGTTTGCTGCATACGGTGAGATCGGCGCCGGTATAGGACTGATCATGGGCGGAGCTATTATATGGCAGAAGCTAAGAGAAATTAATGATATTATAACTCGGTTTAGTGGTATTACAATTTGTAGTATTATGACAGGAGTTATATGGGTAGGTCAACCAGAGAGTTTTTGGGATGTTATCTTATATGACAACTTCCATGTATTTCTTTGGGTTGGCGGTTTATATTTTGCACTGAGAGGTAATAGAACATGAGTATTGCAGCGCAACTAATCAAGGCAGCTAGAATGCATTCAGAAGGTGAGCTTGAAAGAGCAAAAACTAATATAATGGTTTACATGAACAATGCTAGTGGCATTGGTGAACATAGTGATATTGTAGAAGCTGTACAAAAAGAACTAACGATTATGGGTCACGCTCATGAACGATTAGAAATGCTGGATAAGTATTTCGACGAATGAGCGAGAACTATTGTACTACAAGAGGGCTAGGGTGGGCGTTTCTCATTGTAGCCTTCTTCATTTTAGGCGTTCCATTATTATTAGTGGATAACGCAAAATACTGTAAACAAACAATCATTGTACCATGTTATCCATGGGTAGAGGCAGAATAAATGCATTTTACTATCATCAATAATAGTACTGGTGAAACGTTTGATATGAAATTTGAATCTCATGAACAGAAAAGAAAGTGGCTTGAACTATCCAAAGGATTTGAATGCCTTGGTGAAGTTCCAGGAGGCTATCTTCCTACTCGTCATGTGAGAATGAGAAATAAAGAGGACTTTGCAGGATGGGGGAGTTAGATCCTAGAGCATCGGCACAAGAAGAAGCAGAAAAAACATTTGAAGCTTTTATGATGTGGACAAAAAGAGTTACAATGTATGCAGCAATATTTCTTGGTATTGTTGTATTTGGTTGTAATAGTGGAGTAGAAACAGGTAAGGGTAAAACTGGATCTCAATATAACGGAGAGCAGTATGATCCGTATAACTTAAATAAGGACGAGTAATGAAAGGAAGTATAAAAGCATTTCCTCCTATGGCTTTGTGGATAGTAGCCAAGGAAGGATGGAAGAGTATAATGACGATAGAACATTCGCCTCTTCGTAAATTACCACCTCAACTAGGATTAATGGTATTTTTAATATTATCAGTAATGTGGAGTGGTATTTTTGCAGCCATAATGGCTAATCCATATATTTTTGGATGGTCGGCTGGCGCACATATATTAGTTGTATGTGCAATTTTTATAACAGCAATAGTGTTTGAACAAGCAGAGAAGTATCCTCCTCACATGAATTATAGTGGGAGAAGTGCTAATGGCGAACACGAGTAAAGGATATAATATGAATAAATCTATAATACTTGTTATGGTACTTACATTTTTAGGTACTATATTTTTACAGGCTGCTAACGCAGCTGATATGACTATTGAGATGTTAAACAAACGTGATGATGGTGCCAAGATGGTTTACGGTACTGATATTGCGAGAGTAGAAGTTGGTACATCAGTTACGTGGATACCGGCACAAAAAGGACATAACGTAGAATTCATCGCAGGACCAGATGGATGGAAAGCACCCAAGAAATCAAAGATTAACGAAGAAGTAACTATAACCTTTGATACTCCAGGTGTTTATTTGTATCAATGTACGCCACATGCAACAATGGGCATGATTGCTTTAGTTGTAGTTGGTGATGGTGATAATGACGTATCTAAAGCCAAGGTAAGAGGGAAGTCTAAAAGAAAGCTAAAGGAACTTTTAAAGGAGCTGTAATGCTTGATCCTGATCACTCATATCGAAAAAAAGTTGGAAAATAAAAAGGGCGCTTCGGCGCCTTTTTTTGTTTACATTCCCCGCAAAGTGTGATAGAATACTTATATTGTTGGAGGTTTTTATTTGTCATTTTATACATCAGTAAATCGCTATGGGAATCAAATCCTATATTGCGGCTATAACGACAATGGCGTACGTGTCGAAAAAAGAATTAAATATGCGCCCACTCTTTTTATCCCAAGTAAAAACAAAAATACCGAATGGCTTGTCCTTGATGGCACTCCGGTAGAACCTATGGGTTTTCCCTCAATGAGGGATGCAAAAAACTTTATTGAAAAATACAAAGACGTTGACCAATTTAAAGTTTACGGTAATACAAATTATATTCAACAATGCATTACCGACATGTTTCCTAACGAAATTAAGTTTCGTCCTAGTCAAGTAAATGTGGTTAACTTTGACATTGAAGTTGCTTCTGATGACGGCTTCCCAAAACCAGAAGAAGCAATCCAACCAATTATTTCTATTGCTCTCAAATCAAGTCAATCTTCAGTCTATCATGTCTGGGGCTTAGGAGATTACGATTATGAAAAATGTAATATTGAAATGCATGGCGATCTTATACAATATCGTAAGTTTGATACAGAAGAAGGCCTGTTAGCTAGCTTCCATAAATATTGGTGTGATAACCGTCCGGATATTATTACAGGCTGGAATAGCCGCTTTTTTGATATTCCTTATCTTATAAATCGCATTGCACGCATTGGATCCATGGAGGCCGTAAAAAGATTATCGCCTTGGAATATGGTAAACGAACGTAATACAGAAATCACAGGCCGTACACAGTATGGATATGAGATTGTTGGTATACAACAAGCCGACTATCTCGAACTATTTAAGAAATTTGGTTATTCATATGGAACACAAGAATCATACAAGCTTGATCACATTGCTCACGTCGTTCTCGGTGAAAAGAAGTTATCTTACGAAGAACATGGTAATCTATATACCCTGTATAAGGAAGATCATCAGAAGTTTATAGACTATAATATCAAAGACGTTCAACTTGTAAATCGCATTGAAGAAAAGATGGGGCTTATTCAGTTAGCACAAACTATGGCATATCGTGGTGGTGTTAATCTTCAAGATACATTCGGCACTACGGCCATATGGGATTCTATTATCTACCGTGAGCTTAACAAGAAAAAGATTGCTATACCGCCTAACTATGAAAAGATTAAGAACCCATATCCAGGCGGTTATGTAAAAGAACCACAAGTTGGCTTACATGACTGGGTTGTATCTTTCGATCTTAATTCTCTATATCCAAATCTAATCGTACAATACAACATGTCACCAGAGACTCTTGTGGCTCAGACAGAGCGGTCTGGTGTCGATTTTTATTTAGAATCACCAGACAAAGTTACCTCACCACATTCGGTGGCTGCTAATGGTTCGACTTATCATAAAGATTTTCAAGGTATTTTGCCAAAGATTATTGAAGCATATTATGCCGAGCGTACTCAAATTAAAAAAGAAATGCTTAAGGTCGAACAAGAATATCAAAAGAATAAATCTGTTGAGCTTGAACGAGAAGTCAATCGATATAATAATCGTCAGATGGCCATTAAAATTTTGCTTAACTCTCTTTATGGCGCGCTAGGTAACAAGTACTTTCGATATTTTGATATGCGTATGGCCGAAGGTATTACTTTGTCTGGCCAACTTTCTGTACTATGGGCTGAGAAAGCCGTTAATGAGGAGATGAACAATGTACTCAAGACTGATAATGTTGACTATGTTATCGCTATCGATACTGATTCTTTGTATATTAACATGGGTGATCTGGTAAATAAATTCAAGCCAAAAGACGCTGTTAAGTTTCTTGATCAGATCTGCTCAGATCATTTTGAAAAGGTGTTGAGTAAATCGTATGCCAAACTATTTGACAAGATGAATGCATACAAACCACGTATGGAAATGGGCCGAGAAGTTATTGCCGATCGTGCTATATGGACGGCAAAGAAACGTTATATCTTAAACGTTCATAATTCAGAAGGTGTTCAATATGCTGAGCCAAAACTTAAGATCATGGGCATTGAAGCTATTAAGTCTTCTACTCCGGAAGTAGTTCGTGATAAATTTAAGCAAGCGTTTAAAATTATTATTAGCGGGTCTGAAGATAAAACGCAAAAGTTTATTACAGATTTCTATAATGAGTTTCGTTCTCTCCCGCCAGAAAATATATCTTTTCCACGTGGTGCCCGTGAAGTAACTAAGTGGTCGACAAAAAAAGGTGAAAAAATCGCATATAAAAAGGGAACGCCTATTCACATTCGTGGCAGTTTGTTGTATAATGGTCTTATTGATAAATATAATTTGCATAAGAAATATGCCAAGATTCAGAATGGCGAGAAGATAAAGTTTTGTTATCTCAAGACTCCTAACCCGATTCAAGAGAATGTCATTGCTTTCCCTGATTACTTGCCAAAAGAATTTGGTCTAGAAAAATATGTGGATTACGATTTGCAGTTTGAAAAAACATTTAGCGAACCGTTAAAACCAATCCTCGATCCAACTGGTTGGTTTATAAATTATGACAACTCAAACACGTTGGAGGATTTCTTCGTATGACAAACTGGTTAAAAAGATTATTGTACGATAAGTACGAGGTAACAATATGGTTTACAGAAGGTGATAATAAAACAAAAAGTTTCTTTGAATTATCTGAGCTAAATAAAATTGACCAAACATCTCTGCGAGGTAGAGACATGGATGGTCGTAAGATTAATATTAAGACTACCGAAAAATTTGATTATCAAGTGAGGAAAATATACTAATGAGTGATTGGGCTAATGACATTTATATGATGCATAATAAGTTTGGCGTCAAAGAATGGTTCGAAAAAAATAAAGATGATAAAGATCTCATGCGGAAATATATTATGTTCCGTATGCTTATGATTGGTGAGGAATACCAAGAAACATTATCTGCTATCAATAACTCTGATGCTGAAGAGGTGGTTGATGGATTGATAGATATGTGTGTCTTTGCTATCGGTACTCTTGATGTTATGGGAGTAGATGCTAATGAAGCATGGGACAAAGTATATAAAGCTAATATGGCTAAAAGTCCTGGAGTGAAAGTTGGTAGACCAAATAAGTTTGGCTTGCCTGATTTAATTAAACCTGCCGGATGGCAAGGTCCTGATCATGATGGAAACCATGGCGATATCCCTAACGTTATTTAAAAGCGTCTTTGATAATAAGACGCATCGTAGAATGGACTTCGAAAACTGGCAACAGTTCTCGGAGCTTTTGTATAATTTGTCTGAAAAATCTTTGAAGGGAAAAAAAGATGCGCAACTTATATCACCGGCTGTATACGTTTCTGATACAACTAGGGCCAACAAGAATGTTGATAATTGGGCAGGTTGGGCTGCTATTGATGTTGATGATCATGTTTTTAAGGGGAATCTAGAGGATGAACTTAATGAGCGCTTTGGTAATTACACATATGTGTGTTATAGTACCGCTAGTAGCACTCATGAATTTCCGAAGTTTCGTGTGGTTTTCCCACTTAAAACTCCAGTTGAACAAGATAAGATCAAGCACTTCTGGTATGCGCTCAACTCGGAGTTGGGTAACATGGCAGACAAACAGACTAAAGACTTATCTCGTATGTATTATATTCCTGCAACTTACGATAACGCTAATAACTTCATCTTCTCTAATGATAATGGCGAATATGTTGACCCAGTCAAACTCATGGCAAAATATGAGTACGCACAAAAATCAAGCAAAAACTTTATCGACAGACTCCCTGAAGCTTTACAAAAACAAGTTCTTGAACACAAAAAATCAAAACTAGATAATACTAATATTGTATGGACAAGTTACCGTGATTGTCCATTCTGGCCAAAGAAGCTAGCTAGTGAATACCAGATTATATCTAATACTGGTTGGTATCACAAAATGTATCAAATCATGGTTGCGGTCGCAGCAAGAGCTGTTGAACGGCAATATCCTATTAGTTCAAATGAGATAACAAATTTATGTCGAGAGTTTGATATGGAAACCGGTAATTGGTATGAGAATCGCCCAATGGATATAGAAGCAGATCGTGCCTTAGAATATGTGTATAGAAATGTCTGATATTGTTTTAGTAACAGGTGGATTCGATCCAATACATTCTGGTCATATCACATACTTAGAAGAAGCCAGTCGCCTTGGTAAAAAATTAGTAGTTGGATTAAATTCAGATGAATGGCTTATACGAAAGAAAGGCCAATTCTTTTTGCCATTTGAAGAAAGAAAATCTGTTTTAAACTCTATTCGATATGTTGATGAAGTCATGTCTTTTAATGACTATGATAACTCTGCGAACAATGCAATATATAAACTAATAAAGCAAACAAATATTAAAGTAGTATTTGCAAATGGTGGAGATAGGACAGATAAGAATATACCAGAGTATAAAGTGTATGGCAATACTCCATGGGTTCAATTTGTATTTGGAGTTGGTGGCAGTGATAAGAAAAACTCATCAAGTAAAATTTTAGCAGATTGGCAAAATAACTGTGTACAAACGAAATGAAATGTGTTATAGTGGTCCTTAATAAGGAGGACAATATATGTCAGTATTAGATGAATTAAAACAAAAATATAAAATTAAAACAAAACCAACCCCACCCGATTTGTTAGAAACATATGTATATTTAGCCGAAAGACAGCTTGAAGAATGTAAAGCTGCAACTAAAGTAAATCCAGAAATAATTAAAACTATGGCTGGAAATGAAGGCGAAAGAATAATCGCTCGCCTTGTAAACGGAAAAGTTGTATTTAGAGAATTTGATGTCCTTTCTGTTGATGGAGCTAAACTTTCTAATGGTATTACTATAAGAGAAGGCGATAGAATAGAAGTAAAAACTGCCATTTATCGAACTAGTAAAAAAGTCACTGCGTATAGTCTTGATAGTAAACAAGATGAATGCGATTTTGTTGCATTAATTGATATGACTGGTGGCTATACTAATACTAGAATATCAATTATTCCACATGATGTCTTCTTTGAAGAAGGTGAATTTAATAAGGCTAAAGATAAGCTGAAAGAAAGATTTTCTTGGAGTGCAAGCTATAATAGAGATGATGATCAAAAACCAATAAACACTCAGTTATTCGAAAGTTATGAGGTAGAAATATGAAAGAATCACTAAAAGTCCTGCAAGAATGTGCAGAAATTCAGGCAAGAAAATCTAACGACTATCAGAACGAAAACTCACGTATTCGTCAAGCTGATTATTATCCACGCGGTGTTATGTC